CTTTTCGGCGACATTAATCATCTGTGCACGTCTTTTCTCATATACGGCACGTCCATGAGCAAACCATTCTCGTAGAGCTCCATCGACAGTTTGCATAGCTAACTCCTCTCTAGAAAGAGCAGTAGATTTCAAATTGCAATGTAAACTTTTAAAAATGGAATCCTCATCCAAGGCACCAAAACTCATACCAAGTTCTTCACAAAAAATGTCTTTTCTCTTAAGAAAATCAGCATCTTCATGTTGCATAAACTCGGTAGGTTCGGCAGTTTTATCCGGCATTGTAAACACAATATCATGATCCTTCAAAAACTTTGCATAAGATATATGGTTATATGCTCGCCAACCCTCTTTTACAGAGCCAGTAACATCATCACCATAATCCACAAATTTTCCCACATCACGAAAGGTTACTTTCGTATCCAAACCATGAATATGGAAAAAACCACAACGCTGTAAAAGCGAATTACAAATATTATTAATATAAACAGTAAGATTATGCCCAGAAGGTGCAGAACCAATATGTCCCAACAAATCGCCGTTATAGGCAATTGTAGGGCAACTAACATCCACAGCAAGTCCGCGCATTATAATAATATCATTAGGAGTATAATTCCCAGTTGCAATAGCTAAATCAATCATAACAGCAAAAGCTGCCTGAATCAATTGTGCAGGCATGCGTAAATCATATTTTGCATAATCACCAGCCAAAATAGCGTCTTTGCCAAAAGTGGTAATATGCTTAGATAATTGATCCCATTCAGGGCCATGAGCATTAATACCTACAGCACACTCTGCTAATAAAGGATTCATAGAAATAAAACGTGCAATCGGTAAAAAATACTTACGCATCAATATCTGCAAAGCCATAGGTGCCCCTTGGAACACTCGAACCTTATCCTTCACCAAAGAAGTTGGTTCATCTTTCAAACAGGCTTTAAAAACAGGATAAGTGCGTTCGCCATCAAGGTAACTTTTTTCCATTTCTTCGGCTTCATTCCAAAACTGCGAATCAAGTTCTACTGGACAAGCAAAA